GTACCCGGCCTGCCCGCCTTGGAACACCGGCGCGGGTGCTTGATTTGTCAGCGCATACGGTTGGAACTGCGGCATCTGCGGAGCATTCCCCGTGCGGAATGCGTTGAACTCCGCCAAGGGTTGATTACGCTCCATAAGCGCCTCTTGAATCCGATTGCTCCGGACGGTGTTGTTAAACCCTGTTGAAGAGAGGCGGTTAGCCAGCGCTTGCGAAATCCTATTCAAGCCAAAACGAGAAGCCTCAGCGGCCTGCCCAAATCGTTGAGCATCCAGACCCATATCAAGGGCCGCCAAGCGCGACTGCTCCGCACCGCCACCCGCGATCGCTCGATCAACCGCATCCGCCAAGATCATCCCTTGATCCTGAGTCAGCCGGGACATCTCTGCGTTGTAGGCCTCACTCCCCGGCATCAGCCCCTGATTCCGCAGGCGAACGTCGAGTGCCGCTCGACTCTGTTCCATCCGGGGCTCCATGAAGCGCATTTGGCGCCGGTACAGAGCATCCTCGATACGCCCCCGTCCGCCGCCATAGCTGGCCGCAGTGCCCAGATCTCGAGCCTCCGGCCCTGCAATCCCAGAGCCATCATCCCCTAGCTGAATTTGCTCCGCCTGGCCAAAACCGGAGAGGCTGAACGGGTTGCGTACAGAGTTGGCCAGCCGCCCCTGCATCCCGCCGGCGATGCGCTGAGAAGCCAGCGCATTCCCCGTTTCGAGGTCGTAGAGCTGCCTTTGCTCCGGGGAAAGGTTGATGTCTCTCCGATAGCGGAAGCCGCCCGGCATGGAAGCGTCTGCCACTCGCTCGTAGCGGACCGACCCCAGAGGAGTGTACTCGTCCAGGCGATTGAGGGACGCACTTTCCTCTGCCGTGCGGCGGTTCTCCTCGCCTTGCTGGCGAGCAAGCGCATTGTAGTCCGGCGGGGCCGGCGGCTTGCCAAAGAGAAGGTTGCGAAGGCCTGTAAACAGTCCCATTTGGGTGCTCCGTGAGGGTTAGAGCCTGCCCAAAGGGAGAGGCATCGTGTGAAGATGCGGGAGGAATAATACCCGCGGCGGGTGCGAATTACAAAAGCCCGCCGGGCTCATACACATAGTCGACTGCAATAAGGCGCCAATCTGTACCCGAGTGGATAAATTGAATTGCCTGGGTTGCGGCGTAGGCGATACCGGGGAGGCTGTACCACTCCCTATAGACGACAAGAGAAGAGCCCCACGAGGCAGAATCCCAAAGGGCGACGTCCCACAAAGCAAACCCAGGAGAAGAGGTTGTTCCACTATACGGGGCGAAGGTCAAATCAAACTCCACCAACAACACCTGGGAAGTACTCGGTGGAAGGTCCGATTGAATGGTCAGCCGGCCCATTCGAAAATGCTTTCGCCGGGCCGAAGAACCGAAGTAGGAAAATGCCGGAACAATAGCCCCCCGGATGGCTTCCCCATCTTCAAGCCCACCCACCCAAGCATTAACTGTGCGGGTCGCTTCCCCTGCATACAAATCCGACCCTTGCACGCAAAAGGTCACGGCTTTGGTCTTGAGCAACTTTGACCAAGCACCAGTAATGAGGTTCATCGCGTACTGATACCTCGACCCTACAGCACCCGAGGGGACTTGCAAAAGCAGTAGATTCTTATCAAAGTAGACGTGAACCTCCCACCCGCGGGTGCTCCCGAAGGCGGTAATCTCCCGTGAAATTAAATCTTGAATGCGGTAAGTTAGCAGCTTCGTCCGGTCAACCGTGGCTGTCTGTAGGTACTTTGACAGCGGGATCAAACCCTCAGAGGTAAGCATGATCAGCTCGCCACCGAGCTGAGCGTAGAACCGCTCTCCAATGGGCTTCCCGATGTAGTAGACGCCTTGCAAAGTGAAGGTTGCCGCCGAACTCGGGTCAGTTCCCTGGTACACCGCAACTTCCCCTTCCGACGTTACGAAGACAAGGTAGTCGTCCAGCCCATCCCCACCGTCGAGGGACCAGTTTTGAATTGCCTGCAACCGCCCGCCACGGCGGAAGATGCCTTGTAGAGGGAACGCGACCGCCGTTCCAGAGACTGCGTCCACGGGGAGATACCACGCAGTCATCGACGTGTTTTCGACAAACCAAAGCCGCCTCTTCCAAACCCCGACGTTGCGCAGGCTTGCTGGCGACACCCCAGTGACACTGAGCGCGGCCCATGAAGTGCCGTTGTAGATTTGCGCTGTATCCACCCCGTTTACGGCGATAAGCCAGTTCCCCGCCGTGTTGGAGAATTGGGTGTGCTGCCAATAGGCGCTCGTCAAGCCGGTAACCACCGCTGCGCCAATCGGGCCTGTGCCAACAGCGCTAAAAATCCCCGAGCCCGCCGCTGCCCACAGCTCATACGACCCACTCGTGGTAGTGTAGGTCATAAGGGTCTCAACGGGGGCAACAAAGCCCGTCCGTCCGGCGGTGTTCCCCTTCATCATCTCGACCGCATCCGGCCTGCACACCACGTTGTCAAGAACCAAGGCGTCCGTCGGCTTCATCGCAGCCAACGGCTCCCTGTAGTTAAGCCCTCGAATGGGGGCTGGAACAGAGACTGCGCCGGAGACCTGACGGCGGTTAATTTTCGACTCGACAATCACGGGCCGTATCCAGTGTCAGGGATGTTGCGGTCGGTGAGGAAAAACGAGTCCCGGCCCCCATCAAGGGGAATCGCCGTCGCCCCGGTAGAAGAGGACCATGCGGCTTCGAGCATAAGCTCGAACTGCTTGCGGGCTTTCGAGGACTCAAGGCCCTTTGCTTCAAGAAAGCGAAGTTTTGTCCCCTGGACCATTACCCGATCGTCGATCAGGCTGTAGTTGGTGTCAGCTACAATCCCTCGACGGCGAACGTCGGCCACCGAAGGATTGCTGCCAACAGCGAGCACCCAACCTTGGCTGAGGTACTCCATGACGAGGGTCAGGCCCGCTTGGGGTGCCGGGTGGAGGTTGAATTGGCGGTTGAAGTACCGATAGCGGTACCGCGGAGCCGCCACACCAAAGCCGGATTTGAGGTACTGCCACTCGGATGGAGTACGCGGTCCTCGAAGGGGCCACCGCCCCGACCGATCCCACTGGGTGTCAGCCAGCGGCACCCCCCAGTCCTCGGGGAGATCGTAAGCGGCAGCAGTCGTCGTCGTGATCGTCCATTCCACTCGAAGATCTTCCCACAATGGAAGGCGGGCCAGGTCATCTCCGAGCCCGTTCATCAGAGAGACCACCTGCGTCGTTGTCGCGTCGGGCGAGACGACCGACGAGCTCTGCGGCAACCCAAGCTCTGCAAGGACCTTGTTGATCAAGGTCAGCGCATTGTCCTTGTAGGGCGAGGACAGGTTGATCGAGGGCATCGGGTGCTCACTTCATCGGCTTGGCCGGAGTGTCGGAGGTGACGGTAACCTTAGCAGCTTCGACCGGGACCGCAGCCTTCGCGGCGACCAGTTCAGCTAGCTGCCGCTTGACTTCGTTGAGTTCCTCGACGAGCTTTTCATTCCCCGACCGGGTAGCAAGGTAGACCTGTGCCCGACGCTTAAGCTCCGGCCCGCCGGTGCCAAGGAGCTGTACGGTCGAATCCGCGATCCCCGCGAGTTGCTCCGCCGTCTCCACCTTGAGAGAGCGGAGTTCGAGTTCCTGAGACTTGGTGATACCGGGGATCTCGGACAGCGGGGTGCCGGAAACGAGCTGCTCAGCTCCTTTAAGAAAGGCTTCCCACTGCCGGCGGAAGCGCTGCTTGTCCATATCCGAGGCTTCCCGCTCTATGATGTTCAGTCGATTCGCAGGGATGAGGATTCGGATGTAGACCTTTTCCTCGAAGATCTTCCGGCCTTGCTCGCGGCTCTTAAAAGCGTTGAGCTCCGCGTGCTTGTAAAACTGGGCGTGGAGTTGGCTGTCTAAACTGTGCGCCTGTCCACGGGACAGATCGGCCAAGCGCTCAGCTTCAAAGTCAAAGTCGGAGACGGAGATGTTCATTAGGGCTCCAAAGAAAAAGTGCCCCCCGTTTGGTCAGGTGGGGGGCGGGACCTGTTCTCGCTTGGGCCGGAGCCCCACCGCGCCTTAGGCGAGAGCGTTAGCCGACGGATAGGTCAGCAGCGCAATTGTCTGCGAGGCCGTCGTGGAAAAAGTACCCGTCACGGTGCCCGTTGCCGTGCAGTTGTTGCTCAGCCGCACTTCACCCGGACGGACAGTGGCAGACGCGCCGAGCATGTTGCCCGGCAGGCCGATCTCAGCGATGACTGAGTTGGCCGCAACGCCGGTGCCGGTAACTGCCATGCCGACATACAGGCCGTCGGTGTTCGAGACCCGGATGACTGGCGAGCCGTTCGTTGTCGAGATCGTCTTGGTCGTGACGGTGGACGAGACGGCGATGGTGTTCGATGCACCCGACAGGCCGGAGTTTGCAGTTACCGCCGTGGTTAGCGCTCCGGCAGTGGCCGAAGTGAACATCGGGGCATCGACCGCACCCGTCGCAGTTGAGTTGACCGGCACCTGGCCGCGAACAGCGAACCAAGACAGCGCATCGGTTGCGGTGTTGGGGGACATCGAGACTGCAATGGTGCCTCGGGTAGCCGCGACGGTGCGGGTAGTGGCGTAGTTCAGTCCAATTCGCACAGCGTCGTAGCGGGCGAGCGAGGCCACACCGTAGGCGAGGATAAACTCAGCGGTGCCGAGCAGGGGGTCCCAGGCGCAAATGGTCGTGCCGGGCCGAAGGGTCAACGCAGCCGTGTCGTTGCCAAGGAACTTGCGCCAGTCAGCAACGGTTGCAGTGACGTCAATCTGGGGAAAACCAAGCCGGTTTCCCAGGGAGTAGTAAGGCATGATGTGCTCCTTGTCGATGTGGTTGCTTACGGGAGCAGTACGCCCTGCAGGAGGGCGTTGCTCAGGGTCATGTTACCGGCGAAGCCGATCAACTTGACCATCGCGTCCTGGTTCACGGACATGCGCTCGCCACCGATCGGGACCATGTTGCGGTCCCGGTGGGGACGGAACTTGAGATAGTCCGTGTTGATAAAGTACATCCGATTCGCGGGGCACCCGCCACCGATGCCTCCATCGAACACCACATCCGCCGACATGTACTTCAGGCTCGAAAAACCGGCTTGCCCCTCCCCGGCGGAGGTGATCCGCTGGATCGCCTGGAGCGAGGACCAGTAGAAGTTGAAGTAGTTGTTATCCGCGAGGATCAAGTCCGGCTTGTCAGCACCACGCACCGTCCGGAGCCATAGATGGTTCATGTAGCTCTGGATGTTCGTAGCCGAAACCGCCGCGCCGCCGTCCGTGGTGCCAGAGAAGCGCTGGTTGCGATAGAACACCCAGTTTGCGCGGTTAATGCCGCCGACGGTGCCCGTAGTCGGGTTGTCCGCGATGAGAAGCTGCAAACCGCCCACCTCGCGACCGCCGAAGCCGGTACCATCGGAGTACATCGAAGCGCTCATGCGGTTCGCCATCGTCCGCATTGCGTTCTCGATCCGAGCCTCGAGCAGGTCGATGATCGCATCGCTTCCGCTGTTTTGGAGCTCTTCCAAACCCGACATCGAGACAGCAACCGCGGCCTGGGCAAAGTTAAACTCCGCCGCCGTGATGACGTCGGAAGGAGCGACGTTGAGCTCGTCGTAGCCGGAGTACCACTGGAACGTGGCGTTCTCCGAGTAGTCCATCTCCTCCACAATCGTGCGACCGCCGGAGACGGGCTTGATCCGCCCGCGGGTCTTCATGCGGGAGAGGAGGGCGTTGTTGTTCGTCACGTTGTCCTGGATCTCGCCGGAGCGATTGCGCAGGGTGGTGGTGACGATTTCACCAAGATTTGGGGACGGCATGGCCGATTCCTTTCAAGTTAGAGAGTCGACTCCCCGCGGAGTCGGGCAGCTAGTTCATCACGAAGGGAGACTTTCCCGTTACTCGCAGGGGCCGTTGCGGCGCTGCGGCTCGGGAGGGAAGCACTCGCTGCAGAGCGGCGCTTCGCGGCTTCGGCGGCCAGCCGTTCGGCTTCGGCGGATTGGCGCTTCGAGAGCTCTTTCGCCTGCGTCACGGGGTGGATCATCGCAGCTTTGGCATAGGCGTCATCGAGGTCCTTCGCTCTACCGATCTCTACCAGGTCCGCCATGATGTCGAGGAACCCGTCCTCGTGAACATAGGGGTGCGCTGGGTCGGAGATGAAGTTGTCGAGGGACTGCTTGACCTGCGTGCGAGCATTGTGCGTCTCCCCCGCCCGTTGTGTCAAGAGCTGCTGCTCGAGTTGGGTGATGCGGTTGATAAGTTCCGGAGGAGCGTTAACGGACGCATCTTCAAAAGGGGCGACTTTCGCGGGAACGTTGAAGGTATCGACCAGCGCCTGAAGAAGGGCGAGTTTTTGTGACGGGTGCCCCTGGCGAAGGATGCGAGCGGTTTCCAAAAGGGACTGCATTGCAGTTGCCATTGTCCCGCCCTCGGAGCGCACCATCTCCTCATAGGGGGCAAAGACGGACTGGAGGTTCTCGTATTCTTTCGCCGCTTGCCCGTAGCGACTGGCGAGCTGACCAACGCGGGACTCGTAGGAGAGGAAGGTTTCCTTCACCTTCTCAGGGAGCTTGTCCCACTCCTCTCCGTGCCGATTCTTGAGGTAGTTAGACAGGCGAGGGCCGTCGGGTTTGGGAGTCGTAGGGACTTCAGTCTTCACCTCGATAGAGGGCTTTGCCTTGTCCGCGGGAGGATTAGACGATTCCTTGATTGCGGAGGTAAGCTCTTCCCGGAGGGTTTTGGGGGCCGCAGGAGCCTCGGCGGGCTCGGAAGGCTCGGCGGGAGGGGGAGAAGCGGCAGCGGAGGCTTCCTCCTGCGGAGCGGGGGAAAGATTGGTGTCGGGGGTGGTTTCTTCGAGAGACATAAAAGGGGCTCCGGTGGAGGTGAGTTAACCCTTGATGCGGGCAATGAGCTCGGCACGCAGATCACGGCCGATGGGGGAAGCTTCGCGGCGGGGAGGGGGTAGGCGCTCGTTGCCTACTTCAATGCAGTTGTGTTC